CGTCAAATGTGTGAATATCTCTTCTTTTTACGTTAAAAATTTCCATTATTAAATATTTATTTGTCCTACTCTAGTTTCTGTTGTTTTATCTGCAACGAAGTGAGCTGTCATTTTGTAGATTTCATCTGTTCTATAATCCAATTTAATAGGATTAAACGCTTTTTCAATGAAAGCAGGTTGGAATCTATAATCTCTAAATATACTACCTGCTTTATCAAATACAGCGATGTAAATTTCACCAACGTAGTCTTTCTTTAATCCTTGTCTTCCAGTAGCTGGATCGTAAATTAAATCTGACCATCCTCTTAATGTATTATATACATACATGTTATTAGTCTCATTCAAGTTAACCTCGAATGTAATTGATAAATGCGCAAGAGTAGTTTCAGGTGTACCTTTAGCAAAAGCTCTTTCAGCAAATTTGAAACCTTGTGTTGTAGTACCAGCAGTAAAGAACTCTGGTAATCCGTCAATCGATATTACTTGTTCAACAAGAATATCTACATTATCAGTAATAATAGCAGGCGGCGTAATGATACATTCAAATTGATTTTGAAATATCGGTTCGTAATAGTTTCTCGCAGCTTGCGAATTATCCCAATGTGGTAATCCAGCCATATTAATTTAGATTATTTTATTTTATTTATCTTTTTCTCTTTCTTCTTTAGCGTCTCTAGTCTTGGTGTAATTACCCCATAGAGTATTATAGATGTTACATGATGCTCCTAAGAAATTCATGATTCCCACGTATTTCTTTTTTTCTAGACCATCCATGTTAGCTACTTTGATTCCAATCTTCTTGGCATCCTTAGTAGTTAATTCATCATCTTCATCCTTTCCAACTAAACGCTTAAGGTCTCCCTTCTTTTCAGTCAGATAAAAATCTTCAAAATTTGCAATTGCTAAATTCATTAGAGTAGATTATTTTTTTACAACATTCTTCGCAGCTACTGTAGCTAAATACTTCTTAGTAAATGAGTCTAAGTGACTAGTTCCTTTTCCTTGAATAGGATCTGATGCTAATTCTTGTTTTACTCCTGAGTTATCCTTAGAATCTTTGTTTCCGATGTTAGCTTTAGCCGCTTTATTAACGCCTGCACTTACAGATAAAAACTCCTTGTAGTTCATTACTTTATTTTTCATGTACTTATATTATTTTTTATTATTTATCTTCAATTGTCCTAACTTTTTTAGTATTATTACATTAAACCCAATTGAAATGGCAAATATCTTGTATGAGAATCTAGATAATATAATAAGTGTTGAAATACGTGAGCAAGCCGATTGGCAAGTTATACATAAACCTGCTTGTGAATATAAAGTAATTGATAAGAAGGAACGATGGTGGAGAAAGGAAGTCTCTCATATGGAGAATAGATCTGAGAAATGGATTGCAATGAATCCTAAGCGAGATTATTGGAATGAGCATGACTTAACTCTTCATCTCCTTAATGATAGTGATCATTTAGATGTTCCAAGTTCTCGTACTAAAATTAAGAAAGGAAGAGTATATGTTGATTCTCATCTAGTTGTTAACTATGCTATCGGGAAAAGTAGATTTAGTAAAACTTACTATTTTCTTTCTGATGAAGAAGCAACGCAAGCAGCAGTTGATGTTTCCGTAAAATCTAATAGTAACTTACACGTAATATAAACAAAATGGCAAGAGAAGATGAGCTACTTAAACAAATTGAGAACGCTAAAAAGGAATTAGGAGTAATTGCTGAGAATAAGAAGAACCATACAGTCGTTAGACGATTGACTGATATTTCACTTGATGAAAAGGTTGCTGTATTTGATCAATTATATGAATCTACTTTTGAAATAGTAAAAACTGCAGTTCGAACTGGATATTCTAGTGAAGATGATCCGCAATATCTATATGAAGAAGTCATGCAATCCGTATTATCTAAAAAAGGAGACGGAGATGCTTTCTGGAAGTATCTCAATGGATTAACTAATTAAAAATCAAAACCTAACATGTATAATATTGTAATATATACTAAACTTATATTGAATGAATTTTGATTTATATATTAGAGAATTTCCAGAAGCATTTTCAAGTGAAGTGTGTGATAGAATCATTTCTAAATTTGAAGATGATCCACGTAAACATCCAGGCCGGACTGCAGGAGGAGTTCAGTCTATTAAGACATCAATTGATCTTGGAATCTCTTCAGGCGAAGACGACTGGAAAGATATAGATACTGATATTTTCAATACGATATCTCCTATAATTCAAGAATATCTTAAAGACCTTAGTGACGTATTGAAAATAGACTTTAGAATAACTGATACTGGATATCAAATACAAAAATCGCCCAAAGGAGAGGGATCATACGGTCCTCATTTTGATGGATTTACGCCTGACTCGTCAAATCGATTACTTTCTGTTATTGTGTACTTAAACAATGTTGACGAAGGAGGAGAAACTTCCTTTCCTGACCTAGATATTAATGTAATTCCTGTTAAAGGAAAGATTTTGATTTTCCCTGCACAATTTCCAATGCTACATGAAGGGAAGATACCAATATCTGGAGATAAGTATATAATTTCTACTTTTGTTGTAACTAGTGAATTTTAAAATATATGAAGAAAATTAAATTGAAACATGATCCTCGACCTCAACAGGTTGAGATGCTAGATTTCGTAAAGCAATCCGTTAATGATGAGTTTAAATTTATGACTATTGATGCTCCAACAGGAACAGGGAAGTCATATGGTGCAGTAATGATAGCTGACTGGTATGTCAATGAAATTAATAAGGATGCCAAGATAGATGTTCTGACCAATACTAAATTACTTCAGGATCAATATACTAATGATTTCGAATTCATGGGATCTCTTAAAGGAAGTAATAGTTATTGGTGTAAGAAAAATCTTATGCCATGTGGGGAATCTAAAATGTTGAACAAGCTTAAAAAAGCAAAATGTACTGCATGTCCTCATTCAATTGCTCAATCCGGATTCAAGAATGAAAGAGTCAGTTTGACTAATTATCATTTAATGACGGCATATGCATTATATACTCCAGATATTCTAAAAGATAGAGGAGCAAATCTATTAATTGTAGATGAGGCCCATTCTTTTGAAGAAGCATTCTGTGATTTTATTAGCTCAACTGTATCTGAACGTAGTTTAACTGTACTTGACGTATGGCATCCGAGTATGGCACAAGAATTATCCGATATTATGGATATTCGCCAATTCTCGAACTATGTTGCAAAGATGATTATTCCTAAATTAGTAACTAAGATCGACGAGCTTCAAACTGATGCTCAGCATGCAAGATCTAAGAAGAAAAAGACGGAAGCAATAAGTAAAGCAGACCATTGTGATAAATCAATGTGTAAGCTTAATAGATTTATCAACGATAGTGAAAACTACGTAAATAACTGGGTATTTGAAAAAGATTTAGACCAGAATGGTGTAAGTAGAATATTAGTAGAACCTATCTGGGGAAATGAATATTTAAATGAAATGTTTTGGAGTAGATATGACCATGTTATATTTATGTCGGGAACTATTTTGAATCTTGATATCTTTAATTTCCTAATGGGAATCAAAGAAGGAGAATCTACTTATTTAAATCTTCCATGTCCGTTCAAAGCAGAAAATCGACCTTTGATCTATTTAAAGTTTGGTAAAATGTCATATTATGATAAACAAGCTACTTTTACAAGAGCTATTCCAATCATAGAGAAGATCTTAGAGAAAAACAAGGATAATAAAGGTATAATTCACACAGGGAACTATAGTTTCAGTAAATGGATATATCAAACGATAAAAGACAAGCGTTTATTAATCCATGAGCCTAAAACCAGAGAAAAAACTTTAGTACAACATTTAGAGTCAGAATTTGAAACGGTATTAGTTTCCCCATCTATGATGACTGGAATAGATTTAAAAGATGAACTTTCTAGATTTCAAATAATCATTAAGGTTCCATTTCCAAATCTACAAAGTTTAAAGATTAAAAGGAGATTAGCTACTAAACCTGAATGGTATGACTGGAGAGCATTGATTGATGTATTACAAGCATATGGAAGGTCTATTAGAAGTGAAGATGACTGGGCAGAAACTTATATTATCGATTCATGTTTTGACCAAGTAATAAGGAAGAATATGCCGCAATACGTTAAAGATGCAATAAAGATTAAAGTATTGCCAGCTAAAAATTAATATTAAAATGACAGACAATTTAGGAGACAAGTATCAGAAGTTAACGGATAGTCAACACGTTCTACATAGACCTGGAATGTACGTTGGATCTACAACTGCCCATTCTGGAACATTAGAATTATATAATGGTCAACAAGTAATTGATCGTGATGTAGTATACAATCCAGGATTCATTAAATTATTTGATGAGATAGTATCAAACTCAGTAGATGAACATAGGAGAAATAAGAAACTAAACGAAATCAAGATTATCATCAACCGTGATACTTCAGAGATTAGTGTAATGGATAACGGTGGAATTCCTGTAGTTAAACATCCAAAGCATAAAGAGTGGATTCCAGAAATGATATTCAGTAATATGAAAGCTGGATCTAACTTTAATGACAATGAAGATAGAAATGTTGCAGGAACTAATGGAGTTGGATCTACATTAACTAATATATTTAGTAAGTCCTTCAAAATAGAAACATGTGATGGTAAGAAGAGATTCGAACAAACATTCTCTAATAACATGGAGAAGCGTACCGAACCTAAGATTACAAAAGATCATAAGGGATTCACTAAAATTACGTATCTAACTGAACTGTCTAGATTTAAAATGAAATCGATAGATCAGGATGCATGTGACATTATGTTAAAGCGATGTTTAGATATCGCAGCAAGTAATAGTAAATTATACGTATCCTTTACATCAATTCATAAAGGAGTCAAATCTAATCATAAATTCAAATTCAGTAAGTTTCAGGATTATATTGAAAAACATGACATTGGAGAATACTTTTACGAGCAATCGAAAGACTTTAGAATCGGATTTGCTGGCTCTACTTCAGGATTTAAGAATACAAGTTTCGTAAATTCAGTACATACTAAAGATGGTGGTACTCACGTAAATTACATTACCGAACAGCTAATACAAAAGTTGAGGGAAATGATATTAAAGAAGCATAAGATCCAGGTAAAACCTAGTGATATTCGAAATCATTTATATGTCTTTATTGATTGTACTATTATTAATCCTGCATTTAGTTCTCAGACTAAGGAGAAGCTTATCACTGAAACTAAGCTGTTTAAAACTATGCATGAGGTTAGTGACAAAATTGCCAAAGATATTTTTGGTTCTGAAATAATCAAATCCGTATTAGACTGGGTTGAACGTAAAGCATTAGCAGAAGAACGAGCAGAACTTAGGAAACTTAATAAGTCACTAGACAAAGGAAGAGTTGCAA